GAAATCAATTAAAACATCTATTGTTGAGGAGACCCGCCTAGGAGTATATGTTTGGCAGATGCCAGACGGACGCTGGGTAGGAGACGATAACGGTAATTATTTATCAGTCTCTGCATTCAAGGGAGATCAAAATAGAATTAACGCTCTTACCGAAGCTATCAAAGGCTATGGAATTCATAGCGGGCAGGCAGTATTTTTGTCGGGTCAAAGAAAAATTAACGATGAAGAATATGAGGAACAGCAACAGAGGCTGAAGTGGGGACTAACACCAGATCCATTGGATATTGGTGAATACAAAGATAGTCTAAAGAATTTGAGGAATGATTAATGTCAGACGCAGTTGAAGATAATTTAAATGAAGTATCTGCAGTTCTTTCTGGTGACTTTTTCACAGAAAGACCAGCGGAAGAATCTGATCCCTTTTATGTAAAGGCTGAAGAGCTTTCTAAGTATCGTGGATTCTCTCCAAACTTTAAGAGAAAGAATACACGTCTTATCCAAAAGTTTCAGCAGGGTGCAGACGGACAAGCAAGATCAAAGAAGTATGAGCAAGAAGTTCTCATGGGTTATGACATCCTTGATGTTATTACACCGCCATACAACCTAGACTACTTGGCTAAGATTTATGAAGTATCTTCACCACACTTTGCGGCATGTAATGCAAAGGCAGCAAACATTGTTGGGCTTGGCTATGACTTTTCGCACACTCGTGCTACTAAGGAAAAGATAGCAGACCTTTCTGATACACCAGAAAGCCTACAAAGATTCCGTGCAAAATTAGAGCGGATGAGAGAAGACCTATACGACCTACTTGAATCCATGAACCAAGAGGATACATTCACAGAAACCCTTACAAAGGTATACCTAGATTTTGAAGCCACAGGAAATGGATACATTGAAGTTGGCCGTAAAGTAAACGGAGAAATAGGCTTTGTTGGCCATATTCCAGCAACATCTATGCGTGTTAGAAAAGACCGTGATGGATTCGTTCAGGTAATTGGAAACAAGGTTGTTTTCTTCCGTAACTTCCAAGACAAGGCAACACCAAATCCAATTGGCGATGATGAAAGACCTAACGAGGTTATTCACATTAAGAAGTACACACCAACAAACGGATACTATGGTGTACCAGATATTATTCCAGCAAAGACTGCGCTAGCAGGAGATGAATTTGCATCACGCTTCAACCTTGATTATTTTGAGAACAAGGCTGTTCCAAGATATATCATTACAGTAAAGGGAGCTACACTTAGCCGTGAAGCTGAGCGTAAATTACTTGAGTTCTTCCAGACAAACCTTAAGGGTAAGAACCACAGATCTATCTATATTCCGCTACCAGCAGATGATGACGGAAATAAAGTAGAATTTAAGATGGAAGCTGTTGAGGCGGATGTCCAGGACTCTTCATTCAACAAATATCGTCAGCAAAATAGAGACGAAATTTTAATTGCTCACAGAACTCCTATCTCAAAGCTAGGACTTCCAGAGGGCGTATCCCTTGCAGCAGCAAAGGATGCAGACAAGACATTTAAAGAGCAGGTTGCTAGACCAGCACAAAGAAACCTAGAGAAGAAGCTAAACCGTTTAATTGCAGAATTTACGGACGCTTTTGTTTTGAAATTTAATGAACTTACTCTCACAGACGAGGATACACAGTCCAAGATTGATGAGCGTTACCTACGAATGAAGACCATTGTGCCTAATGAAGTTCGTGCAAGACTTGGTATGCCTGGCATACCAGGGGGCGATCAACCAGTTGTCCTAACAGGACAGCAAGCCGCCGACCAAACTGCGAGGGGAACAGGAAACCGTAGAAGAGATCAGGAAAGAACCGCAAATGCTACTGATTCTAACGGTGAAGCAAGAAATCCTCAAGGTGATGGTCGAGTTGCGCCCTGATTTTGCATTACTAACAAATACTTGATAAAATTAGTGTTGCTATGGAAATAAAAAAGGCAAACTGGCATTCCGACGGAGATAGTCTCCGCCTATCGATGCCTATCGCAAAAGTCGATAGAGAAAAAAGAATCGTATCGGGTTTCGCCACACTAGACAATATTGATCAGCATGGAGACATTGTTTCTTCAGACGCTTCTGCTAAAGCATTCGAAAGATTCCGTGGGAATATTCGTGAAATGCATCAGCCACTTGCAGTAGGTAAGATGGTATCGTTCCGCAAGGAAAAACTGTTTGACAAGTCAACAGGAAAAGAGTACAGCGGAGTTTTCGTAAATGCATACGTATCAAAGGGTGCACAAGATACTTGGGAAAAAGTTCTTGATGGCACACTATCAGGTTTCTCAATCGGCGGTAACATTACCAAGGCGGTTGACGAATATAATCCAACACTAGAAAAATCAATCCGTGTAATTAAAGAATATGATCTAACAGAACTTTCATTGGTAGATAATCCAGCAAACCAACTTTCAAACATTGTTTCTATTGAGAAGACAGTAGACGGAACTGTATTTAAGGGAATCGCTACAGAAGTACAAGTAGAAAATGTTTTTTACGATAAGGAAACAGACGAAGTTTATTTGTCTACAGAATCAGAATTTACATCACCAACTACAAACAAGAATCTAGAAATGATTGGTTGGGTAGAAACAGCAGATACAAATAAGTCTGCAGAAATCTCAAGAATCCTTGACGCATACAAGCAGTCTAAGGTACAACCTGAAATCGCAAAGCAGGTTGAAGAAAATCAAAACACAGAAGGAGGTGTTACTGTGGCAGAAGATACAACAACTACCGTTGAAGAGACTACAACTGAGCAAGTTGCTCAAGTTGAAGAAGTCACAGAAACGGACCTCGCCAAGTCAGCTGATGCTCCAGAAGCACCAGCAACCGAAGAGGCACCGAAAGCAGAAGCTGAAGAAGCTCCTGCTGCTGTTGAGGAAGCCGCAGACATTTCCGAAGTTGAAGTTGAAGAGACTGACTTTGCAAAAATGTTTGACGAAATGAAAAGCTTCATTTCAACAGAAATTAGCAAGACTGCTACTGCAGAAGCAGTATCAAGCCTTGCATCACAGGTTGATCAGAAAATTGCTGAAGTAACCAATAAATATAATGAACTCGCAGAGGTTGTCAATAACATTAAGTCAACTATCTCAGGCGTCGAAAAGAGGATCGACGGCGTAGAGAAGGATACTGCGATTCGTAAGTCTTCTGATCTGGACGGGTCAGATGTAACAATACAAAAAACAAACACTAAGTGGGGCGGGCATTTCCTCAGCGTCCGCAACATCTAAATCTATAAAAATAACGGAGGTGAAAATAAAAAAATGAGCGATATTCTACAAAAAGTAGTAGACACAACTAACGTTGGATCAGCAAATGGTGGTCTTCTCAATGCAGAGCAGGCAAACCGTTTCATTGATTACATGTTTGATGCTACAATCCTTGCCCGTGCAGCCAGAACAGTTCGTATGCGTTCTAACACTGCCGACATTGATAAGGTAGGTGTTGGTACTAGATTGATGACAGTTGCTACAGAAGCTACCCAAACAGGTGCTAATGCAGCAGTTACATTCTCCAAGATTTCTCTTACCACAAAGAAACTACGTCTTGACTGGGAACTTTCAAGCGAAGCACTAGAAGATAACATCGAAGGTGCAGATCTCGAAGATCACATTGCACGTCTTATGGCAACTCAGGCTGGTAACGACATCGAAGATCTTTTGATCAACGGTAAAGGAACTGGTACAGGCCTAATGTCAGCGTTTAAGGGATTCCGTGCACTTGCACTTGAATCAGCTAACGTTGTCAACGCAGGCGGTGCAGCAATCAGCAAGGCAGTATTCAACAATGCAATCAAGGCTATGCCACGTAAGTACAAGCAGCGTCGTAATGAACTACGCTTCTTTACAGGTTCAAACCTTGTACAGGATTATCTCTATAACTTGACATCTATCGGTAACGGTGGAACTCCAGAAGACATTGCATCTTCAATTCTTCGTGGAAATCCAAACGGACCAGCAGGTGCTCCAGGTGGAGTAACTCCATTCGCATTTGGTATTCCAGTCGTTGAGGTTCCTCTAATTGATGAGACCTATGACGGAGACTACTCAGGTGCTACAGGTGACCATGGTGATGTCCACTTGACATTTGCTAACAACTTTGTTGTTGGTGTCAAGCGTGAAATCCAGGTTTACCGTGAATTCAAGCCAAAGAAGGATACAATTGAATACACAATGTTCGTAAGAACAGGGTGTGCAATTGAAAACCCAGAGGCTTTCGTTGTGGTTAAGAACGTAAAAGTTTCAGCCTAACAACCTTTAAAAACTAAATAGTCTAAAGGGGAACCCCATAAAAAGGGTTCCCCTTTAGTCATATGGGTGCTATAATTAGAAGGAAAAGACTGAGAGGAGAATAAATGTCTTTTAATAATATGAAGCTTGAAGAGCTTCGCAAGGTCGCAGAAACCTTTGCGGTAGACCATGAGTCAGCCAAGAATAAGGCAGACCTAGTTGCCCTACTAGCAGAAGAAGGCATAAGCTACGATATGTATTCTAGTTTTAATAATGCAGAAAAGGCTGAAGCAGAGCTAGAGCCAAGAAAAACAGCAGGATCAAAGCCAGTAACCGAACTTAAGGGTGGCCAGGTTCTAGTAAAGATGGAAAGAATGAATCCAAGATACGATGTAAATGAATTTACATTTACAAAAGAAAATCCATTTATTGTAATGTCCGAAAAGGACGCACAGGAGATTTTTGACACACAGGAAGGTTTCAGACTTGCCACTCCCAAGGAGGTACAGGAGTTCTACTCCTAATTAGTTAATGGAGTTATACACAGGTCTCACCCAAGACATATACCTTGATGTATATGAAGAGGATGAATTAAGATTAGCGGATTCTAATCCGACAGTATCAATTTATGACGGGGACACAGATGTTCTAATCATCAGTGGATTTGCAAACCCTGAAATAAATGATGAAGGACACTATTCTTTTAGGGTTCTAGACAATTATGTAATGACAGACAAGAGCCTAAAGGCTGTTTGGAACTACGCAATTGACGGCAACCCAATGACTGCTACAAATTATTACTCTGTTGTAACTCCATATCTCTCCATTTCTGAGGCTTATACCAGACTTCATGCTGGGCGTGAAGAAGGGGATCAAAACTACATTCATTTCCATGAGATGCAGCAAGCTGAGAAGTTTGCTCGCTTTATGGTAGAAAACTATACAGGCGTAAAGTTTGGCAAGTATGCCAAGACAATAACAGCCTATGGGCAGGATGCCGACGTTCTTTATTTAGGGGAAAGAATTATTTCCTACACAGCAATTAAAGAAAACGGCAAGACAGTAATTGACACCGTAGCAAATACAAATAGCTTTAATTTCCCAGTAGAAATTACAGACACAAACCATTCGCTGAGAATCGTTTCCCTTGGAGATGACATCAATGAGGGTGGCAAGCTGGATATTGTTTATCCGCTTCGTGGTAATTTCTATAACGGATATAGATACGATATTACTGGTGTATTCGGATGGAAGTTTGTGCCAGAAAAAGTTCAACAGGCAATGATCATGTTGATGAAAGACTATTTTGGTAAAGATAATATTTGGAGAGCCAGATTTGTACAGAACGTATCTTATGGCGATACAGATATGGAATTTTCTAAACTAGCTTTCAGGGGGACAGGTAACTTCTACGCAGACAAACTCCTAGATGAGTTTAAGTCTACAAACATGGCGGTGATCTAATGATTGGGTCATATTCTGTGGAAGCAAAATACGCCATGACTATGGACGTATATCGTGTACAAATTGCTCAAAGCGCAACTGGGCAGGTAAAAAGAGAATGGATCTACGCAGAAACCGTTCCATGTTTAGCTAAATCAATTATATCTTCTGGTGTAAGAACACCATCAAACGATAGAACAGTTGACGCAAGATACTTAATTGAAGAAATAATTAAGGTTATGACTCTTGATAAGCTTCCTAGAAACGCTAAGATAAGCAACATAAAAGATTTGCAAGGTAATGTTCTGTGGGAAGAAGCAGAAGTTCTTAATAGTCCACCTACAATATTTAATATCGTAGGATCTACCCCAATACTTGACGGCTTTGGACAGATACTAGAATACGAAAATACATTACAGAGGAGCGACATTCAAGGTGCCTTCTCTTAAAATAGATTCAAATGCTTTAGATGCCATGAGAAATGTTGGGGCATATGTTGAGGGTATAGCAACAGCTACACGCTCATTTGATATAGATAAAGAAATCGGTCAAGCCATAACAACCATTGCCAAGGTATCTCTTGGAAAGTTTATAGACTCAGAAGCTAGACTTAGCCCAAAAGCTTTGCACCATGTGTATGAGTGGAATCAAACTGGGAAGCCTCTAGGAAGATTGTGGAAAATTGATGGAACATATAAGGCTGGATCAATTGTTTTGTCATCAGAGTTTAGACCATCAAAAACATTCTCTCCAAATAAATATGGATCAAGAAGAAGCAAGTTTATATTTAAAGCAGAGGTAATGGAAAAAGGGCAGCCAGTAAGAATTACAGCACGTAATGCACAAGCATTACATTTTTATTCTAAAGACGGGGACCCAGTATTTATTCCAAGAGGTAAGTATGTAACAGTAAAGACTCCTGGCGGAAAAG